AATACTGCCATTTTATAAATTTTATTAAATAATTATTATTGCTGCCTGTCTCTGCAATTAAAAAAGACGTAGCCTTTCGCCACGTCTAATGTCACTTTCGGGGACGTTAGGAGCTTTTCCTAACAGGACTTCTCCCCTGTATTCAATTAAATGTTGCATATGTTCCTTTCCTAAATTGGGTATAAAAATACCACCAATCAAGAGATTGGTGGCTGTTCAATGCAAGTATATAAGCTATAAAATTTCAGGCCATTCTGTTAGCTTATCGCTTTCTTCTTTTAGTTTTTCTTCCTCTTTTTCAAAATCCTCAATAGTCCAGTCAGGATGATGTATCACAACATCCTTATAACATCTTATTCTATTTCTTGCCATGATATTCCATACTCCTTTCTAAACTCATTTAGCGCTTTCTCATAAGCTTCTCTTATACTCAAATTATATTCTTTAGAACAATACTTGTCAATTCTACTATCTAGTAATGAGGCTAAAAATGGTCTATTTCCTACAGAATACTTATATATTCTTCCATCGTGTGTTACAACTATTCCATACTTATATCTTCTATATCCTGCCGCAGTAAAATCACTACCATTAGGTAATAAATTAGTTGGGTGATTATGTATTCCAATAATTTCCATATTGCATTTTCTTAATATACTGCTTTGTTTTTTACTCAATTCTACACCAATAGCATCTTTTTCACCTTTTACATTCAATAATACCTGTTTATTCGGAACTGTTATTACACATAAACCTTCTGTATCACTATTATTATTATTTCTCAATAGCTCTATAGATTTATTATATATCAGCTTATTTAATTCATTATCATTGCTGATTTTTTTAAATTTATCTGCATATGCTTCTGAATTGATATAATGCAAATTTATACTATTTGAACCAATCCTCTGCGAGTTATTATCTATATATCCCTTTTCGTAATGTTGGTCTGTTTTTTTAGCAAATTGTGAAGTTTTATTATCTGCATCGTTATTTCTATTCCACTTAAAAACACGCCCCTGCCAAACCTGATGTGTAGGTCTTGCAGTTGCGTGCCAGCTTACTTCTACATAATCTGTATGTAGTTTTTCCATATTCTGTTCTGTTACTTTTGCTGTTACCTGTGTTATTGCCGTTCTTATTGCCCTCATAGCAGCTACTTCTATTCTGCTGGTCCTTCCACTTGCATAATCAATTGTACGCAGCCCCGAATTAGTCATCTCATTTATAGTCCGCTTTATAACCTGATTATAACTAAATGCTCCGCTTGTTATTTCAAATACAGCCCTGCTTAGGGTATCTTTATAATACTTTGTCAGAGGGACCCACGTCTTTGTCCCCTGCCTCTGTCTTACAAAACCCATTGTATTAGTTATATTCTTATATGTACCCTTTGTCTGTTCCTTTACAGCGCCTATATACTGCTGTAAAGATTTATTATCCCTATATGCAATAAAGTCCGCTCCTACTGCCATATACAAAGCGTTATCCCTATTATAACCTGTCTCAAAGATATCTCCGAATATATTCTCTATCTCTGAATATGTAAGCTTTAATGTTTTGGCAACATAGTTCTTAATAACCTTTTTACTCTCGCCCATTCTTATAAGCTGGGATATATCCCATTCACCAGTACCCGTTATCTCATTGTTCTTTTTTATCCTGTCAACTAAATCTTCTATTATCTTAAGCTCCAGGTCCGAAAATGCACTTTGTATTGCCTTGGGCATTTCTTCGAGTTCTTCTGATGTAAGCGCCATATGTTATCACTCCAATACTTTCTCCTGATCTGGCAGGTTCTGTCTTGCTTTTTCTATTGTTTCTCCGTAATATTTCGCTCTATATTCCTCAAGGCTCATTACTCCCATAGCCACATCGTTTCTATCTTCTTTTCTTATTGCCTCTTTATCTTCAATAATGGAATCATCAAAGTCTATCTGTATCTCTGATTCATCATCTACTGCCGCTCCAATAGTCTTTCCTAAAGTGCATATTATTGTTATAAGCTCCTTTAACACAGTATCTAATACAATCTCGTGCTTCTTAATAGTTCTATACATATCACTATTCTCACTTATAACCTGTGTGGCCGTAGTTATATTTCCATTTTCAAATTTATAATGCTCCGTTCCGAAGCCACATTTAAGCGACAATATGTTTAAGAAATCATTTATGCCTTTATTATGTTCCTCTGCCCTAAGTGCCATATTGCTTTCTATTATTGGCTGGGTAGCGTGCTCCATTTTCTCTCCTGCAAGCTTATAAAATATTACGTCATCAGGGTCAAATTGCTTATGCCCCTCTAAATCTTCCTGCATAACATCTTCGCTGGTATATATTCGCTTCTTTCCAAGCGTAAATTCATTTACATAACTGTCAAATGCTATATCACATCCTCTAATCTGGTCTATTCCATTTGCATATATTGCTATTCCCATAGGGTTATCATCATCATAATTGTTAGATATATTAAGCTTGTCTATTACAAACTGTCTCTTTGCCATACCAGTCTTAATAACCGGTATCAATGTTGCAAATGGGCGCATATCCTTCCAGCGTGAACATTCTATCTCTGTTCCTGCTCCTTTGGTTGTTTCCACAAGATGGTTATGTATTACATATTCACCATTTTCAATTATGTGTATCTGTATTACAGCGTAATTTCTGTTCTTATATGTCTTAGGAAATACAAATGCACACTCTGTCACATAATCATTTTCCCAAGATAATGGATAGATGTTTTCTGCTGTTATATAGTCAATTTTAATATTACCAGTGCCCTTTTCTATCTCACCTGTCTCCTCGTTGGCAATGGCATCCTGTATATATGGAACATATGCAACTGTTCCATATGCCGCTTTTTTCTCCTGGTAATTATTACCCATCTGCTGCCAGTTATTACTGCTAAGAACCTTTTTAACAAATTCATCTGTTGCCTCATCTGCTATTGTTATATTAACGTGCTCATTGAGCAGCATATCTGCAATATCCTCCGCAACCTTCTTTGCCATTCCCATAGCATTTCTTTTACATTTTATATAGCTGTTACCGGAATACACTCTGTATGTGTGGAACCTTGCCACTTTAGACCTGTACCAGCTCTTCCACACATCTATAAGAGAGTAAAATCCTTTATCTACTGTGTCATATCCTAATTCAGCTAAAAACTTTGTTATATCCATTATTTAATCCTCCTGTTCTGCCTTAGGAAGAAAGTATCTTACATACTTCCACATTCCCATAACTGCATATCTCATTGCATCCATACAGTGGTCATTTGTTTTT